CTTATAGAGTCTTTTCTGTTTATGTACCAGAAAAATCACAAGAGAAATTGCGTCTTTACATTACCAACTTAGAATTGATATTAAAAGCTAACGGATATAGATAAATCAATCAAACTCACAGCACTCCCATTCCTTTGTTGGTCTGGGAGTTTTTGAGGTATATGACAATAGATAAAATAAATATTGAGACCCCAGAGAAATTCATCAAGACAATTGCTGGGAGAGTAGTGTGGCATAAATCATCACTATGTGGTGCATCTGGCTTTCACATTGCTGTTGATTATAATGGAGACCAGTCTTTTGATGGTTCTATTTATTATTATAAAGAGGCTGACTCAAAATGTCACAAATTCAAACTTAAAAACTTTTTCAGAATCTTTGAAATTCTGGAGGGATAAACATAAAAACCAAAACACAAAAATCATGACAAAAACTAAATTAAAAAATCAAAAGACTTTGGATGCTTTAAGCAACAAAGCAAACAACAATGGGAGAATGCCATCACTTAAAAAAATCTCTCAATTGCTGGATGAGTTAAACATTGTAAACAAACTGGATGAGTGGTCTGAGGAGAAGTGGACAAAGCCATCTGGTTTCACTTATTACACATCTGGAGGGACAAGGACTTACAATGGATGGAGACTGAGAGTACCAGCCATCAACATGACAGCAACCTCAACAGATTCTTATTATTCATGGAACACATGGTCTTATGCTCAAGACCTTTTGAAATTAATCACTAATCATTTAAACAAATAATCATGACACATTTAGAAAGAACAATCATTGAATTGTACAACATAAGCGAGAAGAAAAAAGTTGAGGCATCAAGACAGGGAAACACTGAGCTGGTGAACAGCTATATCAAACAAATTGAAATATATCACTCATTGATTAATGGGTGCATCATTGGGAACTCAGTTCTCAATTATTTGTTGAATCATCACATTGCTCCTGTGGGAATCTACATTGACAGCCACAATCAAATCTCATTGCACTTGAGCAAAGGAGATAAGAAAATGACACAGGCTTTGTGTCACCTTAGAAATTTGGCTGATATAGAGTCAGCATCCAAAGTTTACAAATAACCTCTTAAACAGTCGGAGGGCATTGTTTAAACACATGTAAGTCCCAGACATTAGCCAGTCCAAAACGGATTGGCTTTTTTTTTGTAGATTTGTATATGCCAAAAAAGACAGATAAAGACACTTTAAAAAAGAACCTCATTGAAGCAATGAGAGAGTCTCTGGGTGTTATCAAAACAGCCTGTGAGAAATGCAAATGCTCAAGGCAATCATATTATGATTTCATGAAAGATGACAAGGATTTCAAATTAGCTATTGAACAAACCAAAGAAGCATCACATGACTTTGTCAGGTCAATGCTAATGGAGAACATCAGCAAAGGCAAAGAGACATCAATAATCTTTTATCTCAAAACTCAGATGGGTTGGATTGAGAAAACCAAAATGGATTTGACATCCAATGATGAGCCAATCAACATCCCTCCAGTCAACTGGGTAACTCAAAAGAAACTCCAGAACAATTGATGAGAGACAGGATTCACAAATGGATTGAGGACTATGGATTGTACCTATTTGCTGTTTTAATGCTTTTAGAGATAATGTTTTTCAAATTCCTATGACTGAGACCAGTGAACAATTTAAAAGGCTTTACACCTCACCAAAAAGATATTTCTTAATCACTGGAGGGAGGGCATCACTCAAGTCCACAACAGTCCATGACTTTGTTGCCAGACTAACATTTGAGACAGGACATGGGATATTGTTCACCAGATACACAATGACCAGTGCAACCAAATCAATCATCCCAGAGTTTGAAAGCATATTGGACAGGCTCGGAATCAGACAACATTTCTATATTACCAAATCCAAAATCATAAACATTCGGACTGGCTCATTCATTTTGTTCTCAGGAATCAAGACATCATCTGGAGACCAGACAGCAAACCTCAAATCATTAGGTGGCTCAATCACAACATTCATTGTTGAGGAGGGTGAGGACTTTCAGAATGAAAGGACATTTGATTTGATTGATGATTCCATAAGGTCAAACAGCCGACAGAATAGAGTCATCTGGATTCAGAATCCAACAACCAAAGAGCATTTCATTTTTAAAAGATGGATTGACCCAAAGAACAAAGAGATTGATGTGCATGGTCACAAAGTCATTGTGAGTGACATGGATGAGGTTGAACATATACATGTGACATATCACCTTGCTGAGAGGCTCGGATTCCTTTCAAAAGGATGGGTCAACAAAGCCAACAAGGTTAAGGATGAGAATCCTAAATTCTATTATCACAACTACATTGGAGGATGGTTGTCAAAGGCTGAGGGTGTTGTTTATGAAAGATGGGAGAGAGGCAAATGGGACAACTCATTGTCATGGTGTTATGGCTTAGACTTTGGATTCCATCCAGATGAAACAGCCATGATAAAAGTTGCTGTCAATCATAAGCAAAAGAAACTCTATTTGGAGGAGGTCTTATATCAAAAAGAATTGTCCACAGATGGCATGATTAGAGCCATCAAAAGAATTGCCACAGACAAAGATTTAATCATTGCAGACAACTCTGAAAAAAGGTTGATTCATGACTTGAGAACCAAAGGGGGTTTCAACATTCATCCCTGTGTCAAAGGTGCTGGGTCAATCAAAAAAGGCATCACAGACATTCAATCATTTGACATCATTGTTTGTGGTGAGTCAAACAATCTGGTCAGAGAGTTGTCCAACTATGTTTGGAATGACAAGAAATCTGGAGTCCCAGTGGACACCATGAATCATTTGTGTGATGCATTCAGATATGGATTTGACAGGATGAGCAGAGGCAAAATCTTTGTAGGATAGATTTAAGACACTCAATCATTCTCATTGGTGTGTTGATATTAAAACAATATTAAATTCTCTCTAAGGTGCTAATAAGCACCAAATAAGGTGCTTTAGAGTTTAATAACTTTTTGACAATCCACATGGCATTGATTCAAATTTTCTTTTATTTTGTATTTATGCATAAAAGATTTATTTAAATGTCACAGAACAAACAAGGATTTCTCAAAAGACTTTTTGGAGGGCAACAGCAAAAGCACATGACATGGTCAAGGAATCATCTATTTAATTTGACCAATGACAATTTCATTCACAACCAATCCAATGCAAGTGAGTTGATTGATGATGGGTTTGCAAAGGTCTCTGACCTTTATGCAATCATCAAAAAGATTTCCCAGACTGGTGCTGACATGGAGTTGCAAGTGTTCAAAGTAACAAGGGACAATGAATATGAATTGCAAAGAGATGGGGAATTGTTTGACCTCATCATGCAACCAAACTCAAAGCAGAATCAATATGATTTCAAGGAAAATGCATTGGTCAATTTGTTGACCAGTGGGAACATTTTTATCAATGGCAATGAGGCTGTTGGCTTTGGAGATGTGTTCACATCACTCAACCTTTTGCCTCCTCAATATATAGACATCCAACTCACACCAGTTGAGAATGGAATGGATGCAACCAAATACATTCTAAGCATTGACACTCTCATGAGAAATCTATCTCCTGAGTATGTTAAGCATATTAAATATTTCAATCCTACTGATTATGGTGTCCAGACTGGATGGGGATTGTCTCCAATACATGCTGGATATTTAGCAATGAAATCAGCCAGAGACCTCAACATTGCTGAGAGTTCCATCCTTGCAAACAAGGGTGCATCTGGATTGCTAACCAATAAAGGTGACTATCCTTTGGACTCTGAGGAGGCTCAAGAGATTCAAAAAGCTATTGACAAAAAGATTGCTGGAGCAAATAAGTTTGGAAAGATTGTGACAACAAATGCATCAGTTGAATATATACAAATGGGAATGAGTCCAACAGACCTCCAATTGATTGAGTCTGGTGTTGTTAAGTTGAGACAACTTTGCAACCTCTATGGAGTGGATTCATCATTGTTCAATGACCCAGCAAACAAGACATACAACAACAGGAAAGAGGCAACAAAATCTCTTTACACTGAGGCTGTGATTCCATCATTGCAAAAGATTGTGTGGGGTCTCAATGAGTTTGTTGTCCCAGCATACAACAAAAAATATAATGCTGAATTTAAAATTGCTATTGACAAAAGCCATGTCCCTCACTTATACGAGGAGACCAAACTCAAGGCTGAGGCTGACTACAAAGTTGCTGAGGGTTATGTTAAAATATTAGAGTCACAAATGACTCAGGAACAGAAAGTTAAATCATTAATGATGGCTTATCATCTCACTGAGGATGAGGCTGAAAACATAGTTGGAGAAGATGCCAGAGCCATTGACTGATGAAAATAGAAACGATTTTTTGGATAGATGCATGATTGATGCTGAGGCTCAATCAGACTTTCCAAACAGTGACCAGAGATTTGCCTTTTGCAATTCTCAATGGGACAACAGAAACAAAGAAAAAACAATGCCTATGAAAACAGGATATGCAAACAAGACCTCATCAATTGGGGTCAAAGAAGTGGACACAGACTCAAGGAGAGTGTCTGGATATTTCGCATCATTCAACAATGTTGATTCTGATGGGGACATGATTATGCAAGGAGCATTCACCAAGTCACTCCAAGAGCATGGAGTTGGAACACAGAGCAACAGAAAAATCAGTCATCTGGCATTCCATGATGTGACCAGACCAGTGGGAAATCTGGTGGTCTTGAATGAAGATGAGAAAGGATTGTATTTTGAATCTGAAATGGGAACTCATGAGGATGGAGAGAATGCATTGAGAATGTATAAAGATGGAATCATCAAAGAGCATTCAATTGGTTTTAATTACATAGGAGATAAAACAACATTCATTGAGGTTGACAAAACCAAAACAGACAACTCCATTGTCCAAAACATTGGAGGATATTGGTCACTGACTGAGGTCAAACTTTGGGAGGGTTCTTTTGTGACATTTGGTGCTAACTCTGAGACACCAAACCTGACCAACATCAAGAGTCAAGATGACCTCAACAATGTATTGTCAGACCTTAAATCAAGGATGGAAACATTTATAAAAGCATTGAGAGATGGGAACTACTCACAGAAATACAATAATCTGTTTGAAGTGGAACTCATGCAAATCACAAAACAATTTGAATCACTTGTCAAGTTTGAGCCATTCAAAAAAGAATCTCAAATGAATGAGGAGTCAGAATCAGAGAAACAAAAAAAGGAGGATGCAAAGTGCATTGCTCTATTGAAAACAATTAAAATTTAAAAGGATGGATTTAGAAAAAACCATTGAAGAAATCAACTCTCAGATTGAGGCTAAGAATCAAGAGATTTCAACAGCCATTGAGAGCAAAGCATCAACAGACTCAGTAAAGAATCTGAATGATGAATTAGAAAATTTAAAAGAAGTTGCAAAGACTCAAGGTGAGGCACTTGCAAATCTTAAAACTGCAAACGATAATGCAAAGCCATTGACATTTGCTGATGCTGTGAAAAATGCATTGGAAAACAATGCTGACAAAATCAAAGGTGTAAAGTCAGGAACATCAAGAGGGACAGGAGAAATGTCTGTGAAAGAGGTTTCAAGTGCATCAGTGATTGACAGTACAGCATCTTATTACATTGCTGGAATCGGACAACTACCAGTGAGGAGAGCATTTCTTGATGAGATGTTTGCTCATGGGACAGTTGGATTTGAGTCAGGTGGAACAATAACTTATTGGGACACTAATGTTGTTGAGAGAAGTGCATCCAATGTTGCTGAGTGTGGTGAGATACCAACATCAGACATCAACTGGAAAGAGTATTCAGTATCAATGACAAAGGTTGCTGACAGCATTCCTGTTTGTAATGAGGCAATGGAAGATTATGCTTTCATTGAATCAGAGGTGAGAAATTTCCTTTTGGTGAATGTATTATTGCAAAATGATGCCAACATTTTAGCTGGTGTTGACACTGCATCTCAAACATGGGTTGCTGGTGCTTTTGCTGGTACAATTGCAAATGCAACTGCTTATGATGTGATTAAGATTGGAAAATCTCAGATTGAAAACTCTGGAGAGAATAATGCTTATGCACCAAATGTTGTCTTAATGAATCCACAAGACTATACAGCACTGATGCTGTCTAAGGATGCACAGGGTCAATATTTATTCCCAATGTACATGTCATCAAGTGAGACTGTTGTTGCTGGAATGACAATCATCACATCATCATTGATTCCACAGGACATCATGTATATCATGGACAGTTCAAAAGGAACAGTGTATGACCACAGAGGATTGTCTCTTGATTATGCATCAGAACATGCTGATGATTTCTTGCATGATAGAATCAGACTGAGAGCACAATTGAGAAAGGCTTTTGTGATTAGAAATGTGAATGCAAATGCATTCTTAAAAGTTGATTCAATAGCTGGTGCAATTGCATCATTATAATTGACTTTATAATAAACCAAATCAGTCCCTCTCAACATTAGGGAGGGACTTTTTTAAAAGAAATTAAATGGCAAGTTTTATTCTAAAAAGTGATTTCAAAGGCAGATGGAATGTCTCTCTCAACAAGTTTGGTGAGGAGGATTTGGAACTATATATTGAGTCTTATGAGAAAGAGATTCTCACAGACCTTTTGGGTTGTGAACTATATCCATTGTTTTTGGCTGATTGTGTTGCTGATGTTGATGACAGATTGATTCCACAGTCACCAGAATATGTCACAATTTATGATGAGATTTGTGATGAGGCTCTGTCCACATGTTGTTGTGGAAAGGAGACTTTCATGGAGTCTTTTGGCATGGTTGACATGCTCAAATCAATGGTCAGATTCTATTGGCTTAGAGACCAGAAATACAAACAGACTGTGAGTGGGACATCCATCATGGATTCTGAAAACAGTGTTGTCATCAAATCATTGCACTATGGTTTGACAAAGCAATACAATAGAGGGATTGAATCTTATAAATCAATCCAATGTTATATTGAAAACAATTCAACAACTTATCCAACGTACAAAGGCAAGTGCAAGTCTTTTGCTGGTTGGTTATAAAAGATATTAAAATGGAGATGGAATCTTATGTGGCAATTTTGACAGCACTGGTTGGTGCTTTAGGAATCAAAGAGGTGTGGAAAATAATCAAAAAAAAGGTTGACCACTCCAGCAACCTTGAGGAGAAACAATTGGATTTCACTCACCAAGTCATCAGAGAATTAAAGGATGACAATGAGAAGTTGCAAAAGCAATTGAATGAGCAACAACAAATGATGATTGAGCATGAAAAAAAGATTGCTGAGTTGCTCACTATTAATAAACAATTGAGACTGATGATGGATGCATGTGCTGAGAAGATGGACAGAATGGAGAAACGAATTTTGACCAGAGCAAAAACATCCTCTGGAAAAAAGAGAGGCAGACCAACAGGCTCAACAAATAAAAAATAAGATGAGAAAAATTAAAGGTTTAATTATATATACAATTGTCACAGCGTTGATTGTTGTGTTGAGTCCATTGGGGTTTTTATATACTGCATTGAAAAATATTTTTACACTCAAGTTCTTAACATGGTTAAGTCAAATCCAAGACTATTTCTTAGTTTTGGTTGTGGCTCTTGACCAGTATGCAAATGTCATGATGAGTGATTTATTTAATGACATTATGATAAAAGGCAAAGGCTATTCATTTGGATGTCCAGATGATTCCATTGGATATGTTGTGAGGAGAAATGGAAAGAAAGAAACTCTCACACTATTTGGAAAATTTTTGTTGCTAATAATAGACCATAAAAAATAAATTTATAGATGTTTTCCATTGTTGATTTTATTAAAAATATTGTCCAATCTCTTGAGTTCACAGAGGCAATCACAAACCTCACCTCATCTCCCAGTGAGTCACAGTTTGACACATGTCGGACTCATCATGTCACAAAGGGAAATTATATATACATTGATGGTGTAAAATATAAAGTGATTGACTTTGAACTCAATCAATGGATTTCAGTCAAAGGAGAAATCCCACCAACAGCAACAACATTTGTAATTCCAGCACCTCACTTTTTTAATGGGACACCAATGCAAGTTCAAAATGTATTGGCTAACATCAGAGAATGGAGGGACAAATTGCCAATGGTTTATTTATTGGAGGTCATAAGAGAACAAAGATTTAACTCCAGAACAAACAAACTGGACAGGATTTCTGAGTTGAGGATTTTCTTTTTGATGTCATCAAACTTTGAGGACTGGGATGTTGCTCAACATTATGACTTTGCAATCAATCCAATGGATAATTTTGTAAATGATTTCATTGAGACATTGAGACTCAATCATTCAGTTGGTGATTTCAATGAATATGAAACAATAAACAGAGCCAACTTTGGTGTGTATATTTCAAAGCCATCCAAGAGGTCTGGCAAATATGAGGACAACATCACCAAGTTGATTGATGAGAATGTGTCTGGTGTTGAATTGAAATTGGATTTGCCAGTCAAAAAGAATCCATGTTTTTCATTCAACTCATGCATCATTGCACCACCTCAACCATTTGCCAACACTCTCTCAACATCCTTTGATGGATTTGATGAGGAGGTTGATGGTGGCAATCCATTTGGAATCCAGTTGACAGGCAACATTTCATTTTCAATTTTTATCAAAACAACATTCAATGGTGTTGGAATAATAGTTGCCAAAAGAAATCCAGCCACTAATTTTGGTTATCAGTTTTATTCATCTGGAGGGAAACTCAGATTGCTGGTCAATTTCTTAGGAGGCAATAAAACAATCATTGGGACAACACCAATTGATGATGGTCAATGGCATCATGTATTGTGTACTATCAGTCAAGGGGTTCAAATATCAATGATTCTGGATGGGTCAACTGAGGGAACAACATCCATTGTGGGTGAGACTTATGTTGAATCAAATTCTAATTTGAAAATGGGAGGTGGTCAAGTTGGGTCAACCTTTTATTTCTGGGAGGGACTCACAAACAATTTCAGTCTCTTTGATAGACTTGTTTCATCCAGTGAGGTGAGGACATCAAGCAATCAAGCCAAAGACATCTCAGCCACCAATCCAGTGTTGTGGTGGAGGTGTGGAAATGGAGACACCTTTCCAATCTTAACAGACAATTCAATCAATGCTCACTTTGGTCAAATGATTAATATGGAGAGTTTTGATTTTGTAAATGATGCACCATGACAATGACTTTGACATATACAATTTTAAACATTTCAGACATTGAGAAAATCAATTTCAGTGAAATAATTGAGAACAATTTTGGGACACTTAGACACTCAAATGATGGTCAAGAGTTTGGAATTAAGTATGAATCTGAGCCATCATTTATTGCAAATGGGTCTGTATTGCCAATCAAAATCATGGACAAAAATCAAGCAATTGAGTTGATGCAGACTGAAAAATGGAGTGGAAATCTTGAAAAATAATGGACTGATTTAATTTTTTTTTAGCCAAAATTTAATCTTTTTGTGTGATTTCTCACACATCCGAGAACACCATTTTAAAGCGATTTAAGACACTTTGGGGTGTCTAAGGTATCAGCATATCAAAAATCCGAGATGTTCCATTAGCGTCAATTCCCCTCAAGAGAAAAATCTTAGTTTTTGAAATGTCAAAAAGTTTGGCACACTCTTTGATGAGGTGCAAAATCTAAGCCATCAAAATATTTTTTTTCCAGAAAGTTTTGGAATATTCAAAAAGAATCTTTTATCTTTGTGGCTCAAACATTTAAAAAAATACACAATGAAAGAATTAATCGCAGAACTAAAAAGACTCCAAAAAGATTGGAATCAAACTGGAGTGAGACACAGCCACATGGATGTTGTCATTGAAAAAATCAAAATGTTAAATCCAAATTTTAAACTCGTATAATCATGGCACAACTTAATGACGAACAAAGAGAAGAATTGAAAATTGATTTATCAATGGTTTTCAATGACACAAAAGCATACAGAAAAATTGATGATATTTTGAAACAAAAATTTGGGAATGACTTTGACATTCATGATGTTGTTTGCAATTGGGAGGAGAGTCTTATGGACTGTATTCAAGACCAATTGGATGAAATGGAATAAATTTTTTTAACTAAATCAACAGAGGTGAGATTTATTTCTCACCTTTTTTTTTGCTTTTTTTTATCTGAAAGTGTTTGAATATTCAAATGTTTGATTAACTTTGAAGAAATTATTATTAATTAAATATTTCAAACATGAAAAAATACACTAAAAAAAACTACCCAAAGAAAGCCAGAGTTGATGTTTATCAATTAGTTACTGACAGAGTGATTGCTGGTCTAAAAGAAAAAGGATTGTCATGGTTCAAATCATGGACTGACAAATATGGGAATCACCTTGCACCTATAAACAGAGCAACTGGAAATGAGTATAGAGGAGTCAATATATTTCTTTTGAACTCATGTGCTGTGTGCAATGGTTATGAGGCAAATGAATGGGTGTCATTCAAACAGGCTCAGGACTTAGGTGGGTCAGTTAAAAAAGGAGAGAAATCAACTGAGACAATTTACTGGATGATTTCTTTTAAGAACAAAGAGACTGGAGTTTTTTATGCTAACAAAAAGAAATTGGAGGAGGCTGGATTCAGTGAGAGAGACAAAAACATCCAAAAGTTTTTCACTCCAAAAATCTGGAGAGTTTTCAACATTGAGCAATGTGACAACATTCAACCATCAAGAGTGATGAAAAAAGTTGAGGAGAAGTCTGAGAATCAAGTCATTGAGGATGCTTTTGCTGTATATACTAACATGGTGAAAAAACCAGAATTGAAACATGGTGGTGTTGGTGCTTATTACATGCCAAAAAAACACATCATCAACATGCCTGAGATTGATTCATTTGTTTCATCAGATGACTATTATCATGTTTTATTCCATGAGATGATTCACTCAACTGGTCATGAGACTATCTTAAACAGAAAGACTCTTGTTGAGTCTCATGGATTTGGTTCTGATAACTATTCAAAAGAGGAGTTAGTTGCTGAGATTGGTGCTGAGTTCCTTTCATCAATCATTGGATTGAATCCAAAAAGTGATGAGAAAAATTCTCAGGCTTACATCAATGGATGGGTTAAGCAATTAACTGACCATCCTAAAATGGTTCTTCAAGCATCACAGCAATCAACTAAGGCTGTGGAATACATATTGACTGGTAAATAAGAATCCCAGTCTCTCCAGAGTCTGAGTCCCATGCATTGATTGTGTGGGACTTTTTTGTGTCCATTGGTGTCGTACATCCAAAACATTGTCAAAGTCTCTTAAATCGTTTAAAAACAACACTCTCATTGATTCTGTGGGAATATTCAAAAATTTAGAATTGATTATCTTTGTATTATTAATAAAAATTTTTAACCAATTAAATATTTAAAAAATGGCAAGTGTTTGTAATTGTGACAATGTTTCCCTCAATACTGGAGTACCCTCCTGTGTTGCAATCGGTGACATTGCAAGGTGTCTAATCTTTGACACAGAGCTGACCTCTACGGGTCTATTAAAAGAAAGAGATGTGGATGACCTTGAGTCTTTTGCATCAGTTGAAACATGGCTGAATGCTGTGAATTTTAATGATAGGTGGCTACCTACTCCAGAACTTGAGAATGTTGAAAACATCAGAGATGAGGCTGTTTTCCAAGAGTTTAACTCAGGAAACAAAGCAAAGGTGAGAGATGGATTCAAGAATTTCACTGGGTATTTAGTACAAGCACCAAGAGAGTTGGTGGGTCAATTAAAGCAATTGGCATGTGATGACTTTGGTGCATACATCATTGACAAGTCTGGAAACTTAATGGGATATAAAGGTTCATCAACAAATGTGATGAGACCAATCCTTATTGACAAAAACACAGTTGATGTGCAATTTGTTGAGGCAACAGATTCTGAGGTTGCAATGATTATGATTAAGTTTCAATGGAAACAAGCAATGTTGGATGAGAACATCAAATTGATTTCTGCTGATGAGATGGACTATGGATGTGCTGACCTTTATGGATTGCTGGATGTTTGTGGAACACCAACTCCATCAAGTGCAACAGAGTTCTCTGTGACCTTAACAACTAACTATGGAACAAAAGTGACTGGCTTATTAGCTGGAGATTTCACTTTGACAAATGAAACAACATCAGCATCTGTGACACCAACATCAGTGACAGAATCTGGGAATGGAGTTTATGACTTTGTCATTCCAGCACAAACAACAGGAGATGTCTTAGAATTATCAGCCTCTAAGGATAGATATGATTTCTCTTGTTTAGCTGAAAGCACATTTGTGGCTCTGTAATGAGTTGGAAAAAAGTTGGGAAACATGAATTTAATGTTGAGGCTGTTAAGTCCATGACACTTTCTCAATTCTCAAAGCAATTCCAAAAATCTTTGGGTGACAATTGTGAGTTGATTTACTATAAAATCACAGGCAAAAAGAAGTCATCAAAAAAGAAAAAGGAAACTGGTGAATAAATAAACAATGAAATGTTGAAAAAAGAGTCTCTCAATGGGACTCTTTTTTTTTATATTATAGACAATGGAGGCACTTTTAAACATGGCGAGGAGAATCACTGAGATGAGACAGGGTCAAATCTTATTCACCACCATGTCTGAAAATCCAGCATTGAAAAAATTAGTCACCTATTTAAACACTGAGAAACAATTGCAATTTGGATTGAGGAGTGATGACACAGTGTTGCCAAACTACTCCAGAACATCAATTGATGTTTATGGAAAGCCAGATGCACCAATCATGTTGAAAGACACTGGAGAGTTCTGGAGGTCATTTGAGGTCATTTTGGACATGGATGGTTTTGAAATTGATGGGGATTCTGTTAAATTTGATTTTGAGCCTGTTGACCTTGAGGCGATTTATGGAGAGGACATCTATGGTTTGACAGATAAAAACATGAACATATTTTTAAATGCACTTACTCCAAAAATTCAAAAGGTTATTCAGAGACAAATCTTCAAAGCAACTTGACATGTGGACATCAATTGATAAATTTCCCATTTATAATTTTCACCAGACATTGAAAACTGGAGATTTAAAACACACATTAAAATCTAAAATGACAGTCAAAGAGTTCAACAAAAATTTCACAGCTATTGAAAAAAACTGGGACTCTTTATATGATGAATATTTGGAACACTTTGGACTGGCAAAATCTCACATCAGAAAAATGGAGATTGAAAATAAAATTGCCAAACTTACCATCAAAAGATGGTTGAACAATGACAAGTCTTTGGAGGCTGTCATTGGGATTGAACACCAGAAACTCAATGAGGTCTCAGACAAGAAACAAAAGTCCAGCACATTTGAGGAGGATGTTGCTGTGATTGAGAAATACATGAGCATTGGAATGGACACAGAGAAAGTGTCTGTGAAAATGTTTTATACTTACATTAAAATGATGCAAAAAGATGGCGAAAAGAATTAGTGAAAAAGATATTTTTCAGGGTGACATATTTGCAAATGCAAGGAAGTCAGCAACAGAATATATAAAAATGCTGGAGGCATTGCAAGGAGAACTCAAAGAGATGTTGGCAATCAATAAAAAGATTGTTGAACAATCAGCCAGTCAAATCAAGACCACTGATGCTCTTAAAAAAAGAGCCAAAGCCATCAAGGAAGTCACTGAGGCATCAAAGTCAATGGAGGTTGTTGAAAGGGAAAAAGTCAAAACACAAAGAGAGTTGACCAAATTGGAGTCTGACAATGAGAGATTGTTGCAAACTAAAAACAGGACTCTCATTCAACAAAGGAAAGAGGAGGAGAGATTGGCTAAAATCAAAGCCAGAAATTTAAAGATTGCCAAACAAGAGGGTCAGGCTTATTCTAAAATGTCAAAGAGATTGAATGAACTGAGAAACAGATATAAAAATCTGGCTGTCCAGAACAAAGAAAACTCTGTTGAGGGTAGAAAATTATTAAAGACAATTCAAACTCTTGATGCTAAATTAAAATCAGTTGACAAGTCTGTTGGACAATCTCAAAGGAATGTTGGAAACTACAAATCAGCATGGGGAAAATTAGGTGGGACATTGAGAAATGTTGCCTCATCTTTTGGATTGGTTGGTGGTGTCATGGGTGCTGTTCAATTGGTGAAATCATCTTTTAATGTCATCACTGATTTTGATTCAGCAATTGCAAATCTGGGTGCTATTTCTGGAGCATCAGCAATGGAGTTGTCAATCCTTGAGGACAATGCAAAATCTTTGGGAGAATCAACAAAATTCACAGCCTCTGAAGTGGCTGGGTTGAGTCTTGAGTTGGCAAAATTAGGATTCACAACTGATGAGATAATTCAATCAACAGAATCAATTTTGGCACTTGCCTCAGCAACTGGGACTGAGTTGGCTGATGCCTCTTTCATTGCTGGGTCAACATTAAGGGCATTCAATCTGGAGGCAACTGAGATGGACAGAGTGGCATCTGTTTTAGGTGTTGCAACAACAAAGTCAGCATTAAACATGGAATTTTTAGGAACAGCCATGTCAAAGGTTGCTCCAGTGTCATCAGCATTGGGATTCTCTATTGAGGACACCTCAGCACTTTTGGGAACACTTGCAAATGCTGGATTTGATGCATCATCATCAGCAACAGCAACCAGAAACATTCTTTTGAATTTAGCTGATTCATCTGGTGATTTGGCTCAGGCATTAGGGAGACCAATCAAAAACATTGATGACCTTGCTCCAGCATTGGCAGAATTAGAGAAAAAAGGAATTGATGTTGGTGAGGCTTTAGAGTTAACAGACAAAAGGTCTGTGAGTGCTTTTAAAACCTTTTTAAATAACACAGACACCATGATTGGTCTGAGAGATTCAATCACTGATGTGAGTGATGAACTCCAAGAGATGTCAGATAAACAATTGGACACAGTCAATGGACAATTAGCCTTGTTAAATTCTAAGTGGCAAGGAATGATATTGGGTACATCTGAGAGTGCTGGTGCTGTTGAAAAAATTAAAAATGCAATTAAGTTTCTGACTGACAACATGGAAACTTTTATGAAAGTGATTGGCAAAGTTGTCAAATGGTTTGTGATTTATAAAGGTGTGATGATTGCCACTAATTTGGCAACATCAATTTATAATGGATTGATGGTGACAGCAAAGTTTGTTTCAATTGCATTTAGTAGGGGATTGAGAGTGGCAACAAGGTCAATGAAAATGTTCAATGTTGCAACCAAATCCAATCCCATTGGTCTTTTTGCTGGTCTTATAGCAACAGCAATTGCCTCTCTGGATTTGTTTGGAGATTCTGTTGAGGATGCCACAGGAAGCATTGACATGTTGACTGAGTCTTATGCCAAATTAAGAAAACAACAGGAGGAGACATTTAAGGGAATAGATGATGACTCTAAACAGAGAATTGCTGAGATTGATTTGGAGATTGCCAAACTTGAGCAAAAGAATGCAAAGGAGGAGGACATTCTCAAACTCAAAGAGGAAAGATTGGACATTGAACTTGCAGACATTCAGAAAAAATCTAAATTTTTACAGGATGCAATTAAAAATGACACAGATGTGATTGAGACTGAGGGGAGAATTATTTCAGATTTTGCTCTGGGATTTTCTGGGACTCAGGGTTTTAATCTAACTTATGAGCAATCAATTAAAAGGATGAAAGCCTTAGAGGAGGCAAGGAAAGAGGCTGTGAAATTAGCCATGAAAACAAGGTCAGAAAATGAAGCCTTATTGACTACTCTAAACAAACAACTCAAATTGGCAATGACTAAAAATCAGACAGCCAAAATTGGATTGAATAATGATGTTAAGCAAAATAAAAAAACAATCACTCAGAAAAAAATCATCAACATCTTTGAGAAAGAAAGATTGAAACTTATAAAAGAAAGAGGAAAACTGGAGGAGGAAATCAGAAAAACAGAAGTTGAGGGGGAAATCCAAACCATTCAATCAAAGATTGATGCTGAATTAAAAGCCAGACAGAATGAGTCTGAATCTTTAGAGTTCATAAAGGAGGGAAATGAGGTTGATTTAAAACTATACAATCAGCTATTGGAGGACAAGCAAAATCTCCAAAATAAACAAGTGAGGGAAAGCACTGAATTTGCAATCACTCAGGCTGAGAAAGAACAAGAGGAATTTTTAAAATTTCTTGACACCAATGTTGAGGCTCAAAAGTTGACAGATGCTGAGAGGACAGTGTTGATTTTTGAATCAGAAAAAAACCTCCAAAACAAAATTGACCTTTTAAGGATTGAGGAAAATAATAAATACAAAGACATACAACAAGAAAAAGTTGATGCCACTCAGGATGCAAATGATGAGATATTGGAATCAACAACAGACACTCAGGAAAAAATCAATGATGTTGAAAGACAGCAACTGAAAGAGAGATTGGATGCATTTAAGGATTTCACCAATCAAATCATTCAACAAATGGACAAGAGGACTGATGC